GCGTGGTGTAAAATGGTACACACAAAATCCAATACCTAAAAATACCAAAACTGCAATAACTGTAAAAATAGTAGGTTTCTTTTTCATGACTATACTCCTTATAATAGTTCATTAACTATCTTTTCCGCATTACTAATACATTCTTCAATGTAGTATTTGAAATCTGATGCTAGGCTGTAGAATGACTTACCGCAATACCATTCACCGTGTTCTTCAGTACACCATTCAGCCCATTCATCAGCGTCGTTGAATTTGATATCCGTATAACATGTGAGAATAACTGCATCAGCTACAAAATGACGAATAAACTCTTCATCTGTCATATTGCGATAGCGTTCCTCACGTTGCTCCTGTCTTTCTTTTGGTGTCATTTATACCCCCTCATTCCATGTAGAATACGAACGATGTTATAATATGATTCTTTGAAATAAGACCATTTATAAGCGATAATATCTGAAAATCGATCTAAATATGATTCAGGGAGATCTTCCTTAATGAGATCAATACAGTTTTCAAAGTCCACATCTGTAGGCGATAAATCATACTCAACAATCTTACTACGCATTCTTGAGATTAGCTTATTCAACGTTTCTTGTGAAGTTGAGGTCACAACCTTCATCTTGAAGTAACCGAAATAGATCTGTCTGAGGTCGTCTTTATGATAGAACACCATATCTGAGGTTGAGATGAAGTTAATGTTCATCATGGTTGTTGTGAATATGATGAGAAACATCTCAAAGTCAACTTCGGTAGCCTCAAGGTGGTTTTCTGACAATATCCCATAGATATAGTTAAAGAATAACTGCCTGAATGATCTATCGAAATAAGGCTCGTAGTAAATGTACTCCGCTACTTTAGGTTCCATACAAATATCCTTTCAAAAAAAAAAAGAGAGAGTGGTATACACTCCCTACTTTAATAAATTTTCTTAACGAATGACTTAGCAGATGATGTGAAGATACCATCTTCAGCTTCATAGTCCCGAATGATTAAAATTCCTAGGATACTTGCGGCCGCACCTCCAATTGTTGTGATTAGTGCGGCTTTGACTGCTGGTTCTAATTTCTTATCCTTAACCTTTAGCTCACGGTCCTTAATGTCCATGAGTGATTTGGTAAGAATATCGATTTCACCAAGTGTCTGATCGTACTCATCACTGCCAATTTCAGCACTAGCAAGTCTAGTGTTTAACTCATCGAGTTTAGCATTGATAGTTTCTTCAATCTTCTTGCTGGAAGACTTCTTAAAAATTTTATTAAACATAATGTTTACCTCTCTTTCTATATAGTGGAGTGTATTTATTTTAGAGATATATTACAAGATAATATGAACCGAAAAAGGAACCGCCAAAGTTTTGGATTTCACATTCATATCCAAAGTCATCTCGTAATATTGTCAATAGTTTATTATCCAGCTTGTCATATAGATTACTTGAGATTTTGTCATCTTCATACACGGCATGGATAAGACGCATTCCTATCGACATTTTTCGTTCCTCAGATGGGAACCCCTGCATTCTATTGAACTTTTGTTGAATTGCATTTAGTACGGTTGTAAAGTCATAACTAGCTAATACGGATTTATTCCTAGCGATAATCTCCTCAACATTTAGATCTTTAGAGAGTAGTTTGCATTTAGATTTATCATATTGTTTCTTCATAAGTAAGCTCCTTTTGAAAAAAAAAAAAGAAAGCCTGGAAAATAATCCAGACTAATATTCTTTCTTAAGTTTAGTAAGTACAAATCGTGTGACTTCTAATCTGCGGTTTTGTTGTTCTGCGTCTTTATCTAAATATCCATTCTTAATCAGCTTATCGATATAAGACTTCTCAAGGACAGCATATCCAGCTAGACAGTAGAAACCAATAAAACGTAGCAATCGTCTTAACATAATAGTTACCTCTCTTTCTATATAGTGAGGTGTAATTATTTTTTACGTAGTTGGATTACTACGCTATAGCCAATAACAGTACCGTCTAAAAAGCTGTCGTATTTGAATCTTGCCGAATATCCAAAGTCGTTGATTAAGGTTGGGATAAGTACATCTTTAGAAGCAGCTTCAAAGTATTTATAAGGAACACCTTGCTCTTCATAGATCTTATTCAAATATGTCGATGACAGGCAAACAGTCAATGGTTCGGTAAGGGTCTCCATACTATACGGTTTAAAGGTATTTATCATGGTTTGGACCTTATTTAGGATACGTGTCACATCAACACTAAGGTATCTTCTTTTATCTGAGTCACGTCGAATTTGTTCCCAGTTTTCTTCCATTGTCTTCAAGTAGCAATTTCCTTTGTCGTACATAATAAATACCCCCTATTTGTTTTTAGTTTCGTTTACCTTTTTAATGAGATCGTATTTTTCCTTAACATCATTATACTGTTGATAGTAGTAGGTCGCGGCTTTATCTCTGATCTCCCAACGGCTCTTATACATGTCCCTTTCCTGTTGTAAAGGTTGGTATTTCATATAGGCCATTGTATAGCCAAACCAAATAGAAATACCTACAAGCGCAGAAACCAGGCATGAGATAATAAAGCCAAAAATGAATTTGACAGTTGCTTCTCTTTTCATAAGTTCTTCCTTTCAAAAAAAAAAGAAAGCTGAGTAAATTACCCAGCGTCCTTCTTAGAATCTAATCCCTAGTGAGATTACAATATCAAAATCGTCATCTACGAATGGAACGACGATGTAGCCGAATTTCTCGATAATAACCGTTTGGATCAAATCGATATTATTCTGTACGCTATATTTAGAAACACCTAAAGCGTCTGCAATATCAGTAACATTGATATTAACATACGAGTTAGGGTCTTTAATATAACGATCAGTAATAAGATCGTCGATCGCATCAGCTTTATTAGCGATAACCTTCTTAACTTCATCGCGCATTTCCATACGCATTTGCATAATTTTATTCATTATAAAATCCTCCAAAATATTTATTCTATATAGTGGATTGTAATTATTTTAGAATAGCCAATCTAGCATAAATATAGCTAGTAAGGTTTCCCAGAACCCCATATCACGTTCTTTTTTATTGTTTTTCATTTTATTTACCTCCTTAAGTAAAAAAAAAAGGAACTTGGTTGTTCCCTTTGAGTTAATCGGCTTTACCGAATAATTTCAAAAGAAATTCACCAAATCCTTTTATAATAGATACAATACCTCTATTAAGTACGAACAAAAATACCAATGTGATAATAATAATTGCCATTTTATTTTCCTCCAATATATAATTTATCTATTCTATATAGTAGAGTGTAAAAATTTGAAAAAAAAAAAGAAGGAGGGTAGACCTCCATCTGATTAAGCGATTTTTACTTTACTCATCAATAGCAAGGTTGCTTCTTGTTGTTGCTCTTTTGGCAACTCAGAAAACAAGCGTGCTCCGATGACCTGTAATTCAGCTTTATCTTCAGGTGTCATCCCTAGTTCTTTTTCAGCTTTCAATCCGTAATAAGTGATCATATGTCCAAATAACAAATTTGGATTCTTGATAAATTTACCCATCCAAGCATATTGCTTTTCTACCAAATATCGTGCCTTTCGTGTCATACGAGAACCAAAGTATTCCCGCATAGCATCCATAACACAATCTTTAGTGTACATAGCCATTTTGCATTGGAAGAGCAAATCTTCTTCATCAATCCAAGTATTTACATTTACATAATATTTCATGATATTATCCTCTCTTTCTATATAGTAGAAAGTAAATTTTTGAAAAAAAAAATGAGCGTTGTAAGTTTTACCCTATCAACGCCCTTATCGAGCTATAATATCTCAGGCTCATTGAATTTCTCACCGTACCATTCACCGGTTATGTCACCCATAGCAATCCAACCGACAATACCGTTGTGGTTGATCTTAGCCCAGTGCCAGTCGCATTGTGTAACCGTCTCAAGGACTTTATACTTACGGTTGATATCACATACCCCTAAGGACTCGCTTGTTCTAGTGGGCTCTTTCCGGATATGCAAGGCTACCTTGGGCATAAAGTGGGTTGGTTTCCAATAAGCGTCCTCATACTCAGCGATCTTACGATTTAACGCTTCTAGTCCTTCTCGCTTAACCCCAGTACCGTCATTCGGTCTTAATACGCCAAATATCCGTATAAATACGGGAGCATTTGTAGTCCATACATAATGAACTAGGTCACGACCCCTAGATTCCTTATACACCTCTCGGAGTCGAGCTAAGATTTCCTCATTCTCGATATAGATAATCTCGTTATCATCACCGTTATAGAAATATACCTTGCGAGGATCCCAACCATGTAGATAAGGTTGTCCGGGGTCACGTCCCTCAATACGGAATGTAAAACACATACTCATATCAATACCTCAATGCAGGTTTTGTACTTTCATCCCTTGTTGTAGGTCGAACAACCCCAAATATACGATGATATACTGGCGCAGATGTATTCCACTCGTAATGTTTTAAGCTTCGTCCATGAGTGTCTTGATAAATAGCTCGAAGATATTTTAGTTCTTCCATGTTGTGGATTGGCTGTACCTCATTAACCGCGCCATTATAGTAATAGATGGTTCTTGAGTTCCATGCCGCCTCTCCACCAATCATAAATGTAAAGTCCATAGTTTCTCCTTCGCCTGATCCTCCTCCACCGCCGCCAGTAGATCCTAGTCCGTCAGAATATGGAGGATATATAAATCCGATAATGTTTTCTGTTGGGTTACCTAAACTTCTTGTACGGTATCGAGCAGGACCCCCACTCATTCCGCCGTCAACGTTCTGTTCGACAGTCTGGAAGTTACCGTTACCATCAGGCTCACCAACTACAATACCGGTATGACCGTAGCCGTGATAAGATACACGCATACAGAATATAGCACCAGCGTGAGGTGGCTCATTACCGCCTGTAGTACGCCAGCCTAGACCCTGTCCTGCCTTTAACATATCAATACCATTGCCCCACATAGCACGCCCAAAGAACTTCTGAGCGACCATGTTAGGGAGGTCGACACATTGCATGCCATAAGCACCATCTGCATCAACCCCGATACCACGGTCGGCAAGACTACGAACCCAAGTAAGTACCTCAGATCGAGTTGCCATCTTTTCTCCTTATGTTAACGTCCGTCGTCTTCTGCGGCTTGCGCTTCGTTATAACGTTTTGTAGAGATCATAAGTACAGAACCTGCGAAGGTTGCAAAGAGACCGATTGTCGCAGTGATCTTAGTTGCATCAAACCCATACAACACACCAAGCCCAGCAATCAAAGTTACTAGGGCAGGTACTACGTTGAGTAAGATGAATTTAGCAGTATTGTATTGTTCATTTGAAAGTTTCATTTATTGTTACCTCGTGATTCTGTGTAGCTACGGACAAGCACTTTGATCTCGTCCATATCCGTCTTTACTGATTTAAGACTCTCGTTCATGTAATCCATTCGTTCCACTAAAGCCCGAATAATCTTCTGTTCCTCTTCATACTTGTCCAATCTCAAGGTATGACTATCCATAAGTTTTTCATTATGTTTGTCTGATACTTCAAGCTCAGTCAGACGGTGCTCTAAATCAGCCGCCCGGTTTTTAGAGGAAATGTAGAAGCTACCTAGACTAATGATGATTGGAATAACGACAGTTATAAACCAATGCATTAACTCTTTTTCTTGCATATTCCCTCTCTATTCAATACGTGGCATAACCACGCTAAGTACTCCTTGTTGGAGCATTTCAGCTAGCTTTTGACCTTTATAGTTGTATCCTTCCCCTGATTGCATTGTGAAATTGAACAGGGTCGGAGTATCCTTAGGCCATTTAGTGTTCGTGTCATACGGATACGGCATTACAACAACATCGCCATTGTTATATCGCTTACCATTAACTAACGGTTTCGCTACAGATGCGATTCTGCGATATGCAGGCAAGTTCATATTCCCTTGAATAGATACCGCAAATGCGACAAGGACATCCATTGCGTCATCCATAGAACCAAGTTTCTCATCGACTTTTTCAAATCGCTCATTCTCAGCCTTTTTAGGGAAGTTGATGTCATAATGCTTCTGCATAGCTAACTTATACAACTCAGCGTTACTTAGGTCAATAGCCGCCTCCTCTAGGAATACGTTGACTACTGAGTTATTATCGTCAACAAGAATGACATGAGTTTGCTTGTTGTTAGTTGGATCATAGTCCAACGATTTAGATTTAAATTCTAGTTTAGACACTTAAATCTCCTTTCTTAATTATAGTTGTATGGTGGGTACCTTATTTATCTGGGAACGGGTCTGTTGTAATATAGGTGATAGTCCCCGTATACACAGCGGTCTTAGTAATACCTGTAGTAATACGTATCGAGCCGTCTGGGTGGAAATAATACATAGCGTTTCCTAAGAAGTTAGCAGACTCGTTCAGCGCTAATATCATAGTTGCAACGTTAGTTGGTCTGAAACCTACCGGTATTGTCTCAGGACATACGAAATTTTCAACCCGTTGTACGATCGTCTTAATCGTTCTGGGTATGTGAATAGTTACTAGATCACCGCTTCTGGTGATTGTCGCCGGTAGTTTATACGGAATATTATCAGTAAAGTCTTTATGGATAAACTTAGGTTTTTCTGGCTTGGGGACTGGGACATCTGCTTTACATACATAAGTCTGTTCCCAGTCAGTCCAGTTATTACCCCAGTCTCGCCATCGAATCCAGGTGTTTAGACGGTCATCCATGAACCGCTGGAATAGCTCTTTATGGTTCAAGGCATACACTTCTAACATACCATGTTTTTGTGTGTCAGGACCATTCTTCGCGCCTCCTTGCTTCCCAAATACCATGTAAAGACCCGTTTCCGTAATGGTATTAAGGTCTTTTCTAGAAAACCGAACATCTTGGATTCGACCCTCTAATGAAGTAAGCGGATATTGTTGAATAGTCTTATTAGCAACACGAATACCATTTACATTCAACTGGCCTGAGGCGTAAACATCACCAGCAACGTCAAGAACACCGCGTTCCCGTATCTTACCAATACCAACACCAGTTTGGTCCATAGACATAAGCACAGATCTCGTTGGGACTTCAACCCTGAACTCCGAGCTAGTAAACTTATCTTGAACAGTCCCTATGATAGCATAAGAGCTACCAGAAGAGAAAGTACCATCTAAGTTAGCGGCGGAGTTGGTGATCTGAGATGTTGAATTAAATAAAACATTAGCGGGTCCAGTATCTTGAGTAAATGTATTAGATCCAAACGGTGCTGTTTTAAATGTTATTCGCATTGTATTTCTCTGACTACCATTCATTGGGAGAGGCGCAACTTTAGCGTTACGAATAACTTGGATCTGCTCTCCGTTAGCGCCAACCCGTTTAGCCTCAAAACTGATCTGAGGTAAGAAGTAGTCAAGGAATTCTATACTAACCCGTTTAGGTTCACTAGTTCGACCTCGACTATCTGTAACAGTTGCCTCTACGACAGCATTACCAACCATCTCAATACTACCGATAACGCCGTCTTCGTCATAAGTGGAATTCGGTTTACCGACAATAGTTGCTGAATAACTAGATATAGTTGATCCATATGCTCCAGTTCCTTTAGAGAAATCGACTTTCAGATTAGACAGAACCGAAACAAACTTATTATCACCCAGTAGGTTGTTGACAGCGGTATTAGTATCTCGGACTGAGAATGATGATAAGGTTGGTTTAACTGATGCAGGAACAGCTAGTGTTAAGTTTTTCTCATCCCTAGCAATCTCTTTACCGTTTTGGTAAGTTATATACCTAACCTTACCAACACCCTTATCAGAATTAGGAACTTGATTACACAACTCCATAGGCGGAGTCCAGTTGTAAGTAGAGACAAATCGACTATCTCCATTGATATTCTGTTTCCAACTACCAAACTCAGCTTCTACAGCATGTGTATACCTTGTATCGTTACGATCGACCGAGAGAGTTACAGGACTACCTATTGTACCAGATACGTCCTTACCTTTACTACCCTTGAAAATATCCTTGAGTTTGAGTGTAAACTGTGCTTTCGCAGTACCATACCCGCCCAAGTTAACGACATACTCACAGGATACAGTAATCGTCTTAGTACCATCCGGGTTGTGTGGGATAAGGTAGTCTTTACCAAAGATAGCACGTTTCTGGTTTTTACCAATAACGGGGTCGATGTCGTAATGTTCTTCTATACCACCAACATTCAACCATAGACGTTTACCGCCATTCCCTGAGAAGATCTGACCACCACCTGAGGAAATTAACCGAACTTGCACATTGACAAGCGACGCATTCTGCTCAGGTTTCTGAACATTCCAGTCAGACCATAATTCTAATTGTACGTCCCCGGCCCAAGGACCCGAGAAGTTTACTACTACCATTTACTATGCACCTCCTACGTATAATGTTATATTTCTATCTGGATTTGACGGGTCTTGCATTGTAACAAATCGACCGATACGAAGCGATTTGACGAACACCCCGTTATCAATTTGCAACACACCTTGAGAGATTGATGCAACCTCTTTACCCCCAGATATAAAAGAGATGCGATCTGTTGATACTAGAACTTTTGAGGAACCATCTTTCTGACCTACAATGATCCCTTCTTCAGATTGTGACATGTAGGTGTTAACGAACTCGGTCACGATCTTAAGTTCACCAACTTTGTTCTGCAACTCAGCGATGCGTTCGCTAGCTCGAATAGCGGCTTGCTCAGCGTCCTTTCGACCAGCCTCTTCAATATCCATAAGGTTATGAACTTGGTTAATCCACTCGTCAACGACTTCCTGAGTAGCCTTTGCGTCTAGCTCAGCTTTGAGAAGCGCATTGCGTTCAGAGAGTTGGTTGATCTGGTCTTGGGTCAGTAACTGGTCGGCTTTAGAAGCAATAGCACTATCTATATCCTCTTGGGCAACAGAATAATCAGTAACAGTATTGCCAATCTCGACTTTGATACCAGTGACCCAGGCAGTACCTGTCTTCGTATCTTCTAATAAAATACGTAGATCAGTCCTCAACTGGTCATATCTTGTATCCGATCCAAAGTTATAAACTTTCTCAAGTCTAGTCCAGTCAGAGCTACCGACGAATCCAAACATACCAGGCCATTCTGGTGAAGACACAGCGTCATACTTAGAATTACGTCTATAAAGACCTCCTGATTTAAAGACATTGAATCTATTCCAGGCGTATTTACCGCGTTGGACATTCTCATATTTCACCCAACAGCTCATTGTGACTGTCGTATAGAGTCTGCTTGTGAACTCGGGTGCTATATCAAATCTGAGATTATTTTTCCCAGGTTCTGCCTCTAATCGGAAGCATTCAGTCTGACCAGTTATATGGTTGTCTGGAAGTTTCTCAATAGCGGCATAACCCGTAGCTCTACTGTTAATCCAAAGGTTACGACCACCGATAACTAAGTCACCGTTCAAGGATACCCATTTATATCGGCCAGGATCACTGCTATCGCCTACTTCAAAGTCAGTGTAAGTACCAATATACTTCTTATCACTAGAGTTGACTAGACTGAAGTCAGATCTACCATCTGCACTATTAGCATAAGCAAAGTGGACATAAGGTGTACGACCATCAGCACCAGGCTTACCAGGAAGTCCTTGCTCACCGTCTTGACCTTTCCATCGTGTCCAACGGTACTTGCTCGGTTCCGGGCTATCCTCTTGAATAAAGTCTTGGTAAAGACCAATAAAAGGCTTGTTAGAGTCTGTCTGACTGAAGCCAATACGACCGTCATCAGCATCAGAATATGCAATGTGAGTGTATTGCGTTAAGCCGTCTACCCCTCTAGGACCAGGAATACCCTGATCGCCTTTAGGGCCTTGCAGACCTTGAATACCCTGTGGACCAGCAGGACCAGCAGGACCTTGTAAACCTCGGTCACCTTGTTCACCTTTGTCCCCTTTAGCACCGTCAGCACCTTTAATCTTAGTCCATTTATAGACATTAGGGTTAGTGCTGTCGGCTTCTGTAAAGTCGGTGTATGTACCAATGTATTCTTTGTTGGTTGAATCACTAACGCTGAACCCGCTATTACCATTTGCTGAATTAGCATAGGCAAAGTGAATATATGGGGTCTTACCGTCTGTACCTTTAGGTCCAGGGATACCGTTAGCACCATCGTCACCTTTCCACTTCGTCCATCTATAAGACGACGGAGTAGTACTGTCGGTTGGATTAAAGTCTTGGTAGATACCAATGTAGGCTTTGCCTGTTGCAGTCTGACTAAACCCGTTACCATAGGCATTGTCAGCATAAGCGATGTGGGTGTATTGTGTTCTACCATCAGCCCCTCTTTGACCAGGGATACCTTGATCCCCTTTAGGACCTTGTAGACCTTGGACACCTTGAGGGCCTGGCGCACCGTTGGCACCGTCAGCACCCTTTATAAGAGACCATTTGTACTTGGTAGGGTCCGTACTATCGGCTTTTTCAAAGTCGGAGTAGGTACCCATATATTTCTTATTAGGGTCACCAAATACAGTGAATCCTGTTCTACCGTCAGAGGAATCAGCATAAGCAAAGTGAACATATGGCGTACGACCATCGGCACCAGGCTTACCCGGCGTACCGTTAGCACCGTCAGCACCACGTACTTTCTGCCAGTGGTATCTCGCAGGGTCCGTTGAATCTTCTTCGGTATAATCGGTGTAAGTACCCATGTACAGCTTCTTAGATACGTCGACTTTAACCTTAGTTGGTTCTGAGTCAATATCCTGAGCTGGTGTGTATACTTCGGCCGTAGTAAATCCAGTATATCCATCTACGCTATCAGCATAAGCAAAGTGAACATATGGCGTACGACCATCGGCACCAGGCTTACCCGGCGTACCGTTAGCACCGTCAGCACCATGCCATCTAGACCAATGATAATCTTCAGGACGGTCGCTACCTGCGAAATTGAAATCTTGGTATATACCTATATGGCTTAATATGCGCCCTTCTTCCGGATCTTTAGTAAATGCGTTATACGCGTTGTCTCCCTGTCTATTAATATCAGCAGTAAAGTTACACCAAGCAAGGTGTGTATACTGGGTTCTGCCGTCATCCAAATCGACAATAGTAATCTGACTAGTTGAAATTAAACTCATTATACGCCTCCTTCCTTGTCTTCTGGTGATAACGAGTAGTCTGTCACAACTGTACCCTCTTCGACTTTAACCCCAGTAATCCAGGCAGTACCTGATTGAGTGTCCTCAAGAATGAAGCGAAGATCCATTTTCAACTCATCATAATTAGGATCCGAACCGTAGTCATAAGTTACTTCGATACGTCTCCAATCAGAAGATCCCTCGAATGTAAAATGCCCAGGGTAATCAATGGGTGCTGCTTCATTTGTCTTGGAATTACGTCTTTCCAATGGGATTGATTTAAAACAGTTAAATCCTTGCCAAGGGTTTGCCCCCTTTTTAACATTCTCATATTTAACCCAGGCAGACATTGTGAGTTTTTTATAGAAGCGTTTAGTGAAGTCTGGAGCAATATTAAATCTTAGATTGTTCTTTTGTCCGCTCTCAATACGATAACATTCTGTTTGACCGGTAATATGGTTTTCAGGGAGTTTCTCAATAGCGGCATAACCTTCACATTTACTATTTATCCATAAATTCCGACCAATAACTTTGGTATTAACGACCGTATCGTCCCGTTTAGGTTTAGTAGGGTTGATACTATTGACCGCGTTTTTAGTTGTAATTGCGACAGAAAAGGTCGCTTTATCTTCGACATCAATACGAGTAACGCTAATACTCTTCCTTTTAGACTCAGGGCGTTGTCCCCATGGTTCATCAACTTCACCATTAGCATTAGTCTTAGTCCAAATATAGTTAAAGGCTTCACCATGAGTATCAATCTCGACATCATCTCTAAATAGCTTAGCTGTTAATACAGTGTCAATGATGCCGTTCTTAAACACATCTCCATTACTAGACTCGATTGTAGTCAGAACCGGTGACACCCCGTCATTAACTGTAGCGATAGTCACATCTTGAAACTCGACCATCTGACCTTGCACCCAAGCTTGAATTGTAATGAGTGCATTACCGCTAGTACCTACATTAGATCGTGATGCCCGGAATCGAGTACCACTACCTGCAAGGTTGTTGTCAATGAAGTAACTAAAATCAACATCTGTAACTTCAGTTTTACCCTTATATAAAGTAGGAATAAGTTCACAGCTATCTGTCAGCTCACGGAACATAGTAGGCCCTGTAGTTTTTACAGTCATTTTGAAAGGTTGAGCGTCATTGATCATCCGTGACATTGTATTCATCAACGTTGAGTTGTTAGTTGGTCGAATAGCAACGACATTAGACAATGTGAGCTTAGTCTTACTATGATCTGTAGAACAGCGTACCATCTCAACGACACGAGCTCGGATAAGCAATCCGCCGACAAAGTTCTCATCTGTCATGAAGATCACATCACCAATCTTGATATCGTAACGTTGAAGAACCATAGCCGAGTTAAGACTTATTTCCCATGTTGTAATAGGATACATGTAATTACGTAACATCTTAACCCCGTAAGCCCATGCTTCATCTGCGTTAGTAAACTCAGTTTTCACATCACGCACGATCCACGGGTCGCAGTTATCACGTTTGTTTACAGACGGATATAGCTTAGCTGAGATAGGGGCATAGATTGTATGCGACCCCCGGTTACAGTACATCTCAACGTGTGTACCATCCGCCGCTTTGATCTCACGAGAGTTAGGGAAGGTGATGTAAGCGCCGTCTTTGTTCCGCATCCGGATAGCAGAGAATAGATTCGTCTTATCCTCTTTCTTAATAACAGAAGCGACGTCTCGACCCATCTGTAACCGAATGTCGGTACGAACTCGTCCTAAACCAGGCTCATTATCTTTTGCGACATTGCGAGATTTATAAACATTAAGTATATACTTATCAATCTGGCCACCATCGGTAAGTTTGGTTATAATCTCCATCTCACCATCAAACGCTTCGACAAGTTTAAGGATCCGAGCCAAACATGTGTCATCATCAGACTCAAACTTAAGCGTCTGTTTGGTATTACGAATTTCGCAAATACCCAATTCAATACGAGTAAATTTAAAGAGTTGCATAGCTTCGATGTATTCTAAGAACGACTTACCATCCTTACTCTCATAAGCGACAACCTTCTCATTAAGTAACTCTAAGTTAGTTGTAACGCATTCCAAAGTGATAGTATAGTCCGTTTCTCTACGAGTCATTACGTTAAATACATAATCGGTATCGTCTTCATGGAAAGAGATATAAGACTCAGTAGTGAGATTGGCTATACGTTCGTTTAGAACACCATTTGAATATTTATCGACAGTAAAAGTAAAGGTAGCCGAACCCTTACCGCAGTATTGATGGAACTCTTCATCGTAATATTTCAGAGAACCCGGAACATCGTTGTTAATATGGTCAACAATATTCATTGCGTTATCATGAACTGCTAACTGCCATGCAGGTTTTACATTCATTTTGAAGTTTCGGCCTCCTTTCTTATAGCCATGCTTCTTCCCACTCTACAATAACCTCAGGGGCTGTTGTAACGAATCCGGAAGAATGAATTTCAAGTTGTGACTCCCCGGGAGGAATTGCAAAGTATCGAGATCCATTTGCTAGATCTCCTTCAGCTCCGACCCCTTGGCTAGATGCCTCTGGATCAGCAATATATGAGATTTTACCTTCATACATATCAACAATAAGTTCACTACCAGCGTTATACTTGTTAGGAACAAGATCGTAACGTTGTACGTTAGTCTTCTGGAACTTAAGTGATTGTACACATAAAGTATCTAGGTGCCCAACACCAGGTCGTTCGTTTCTGAGTCGACCATATAGAATCCAGATCTTAGTACATTCTAAGTTCTCCTTAGTGGCATCCACTACTGTTTTAGGTATCCCGTTATATCCGTATGTGAACTTAGCCCCATCCTTAATAACATAAGCATTACCTGTTCTGCTATTAAAAGCAGGGTTAGGTCGTTGTTGACCTGGCTCATTGTTATTAGATCCAAATTCATTCTCTTCACGAGGTAGTTGATGGATATCCTTAGTAGTAAAGTACTGTACGGTCCTATCGCTATCAGTCGTCCATTTATCCAAGGCATATGCACAGATAAGTCGGTCGTTATCGTCCATAAACATAATTGCTAACAGACCAGTTTGGCCAATTTTAGACGCCCAGAGCTTTAGGTTGAAGTCGCAACGGAAGTTCTTAGCACCTTTAATATTGTTCTTATCGGCGGGCAGAGCATACTCATATACAGCACAGCCCCAGTCTTGACCGACACCCTTAGACCCAGAACGAGTCCAGTGTAAGCCAGGACAAGGATAGCCGACACTACCTGCATCTCTTGGTGCCCAGTCAAGTGTTAGGTCGCTGATCTCGGCATGGTTAGCTACAGCCAAAGGAGATTGTGAGCTAAGTTTACCGCCAATATTCACGCCTTTACGCCATCCAGCAGAGTCATTTGGTGTTAAGTTAAGTAAGAGTTGTGATTGGTCATAAGATCCGGAAGCAGTTACAGCCCCGTCACGACCTGACGAGCTTGTACCAATTTCCATCACACCGTTTTTATTAACAATACCAATCCAACCGTTAGTTCCAGCGTTCTTAATTCTAATGCGAGGATATGCCGGTGCACTTCCTGCATTATTTAAAGTCATTTTGACAATATTCCCCTCTTTAGTAAGAGAACCAATGTCGGGAGAGTTGGTCTTCGATGTTAACACCTTTGTAAGCTCGGAATGTAGTAAACCATCCGGAACTTCAAATGAGATAGACACCGTAGCCTGACTCTTTTGTAAATCCTCAGTGAACTTAGGTTGACCTGATGTAACAGCAAGGTAGTACTTACCATCCTGGTCATCAAACTGTAATTTCTTTGGACCGTCAGGACAATCAAGCGCCCGAGCCAGTTTCGTACGAAGTGATAATAGCTCAGCAGGGCTCCCTGTCTTTTGTCCTTCAATGGTAATATCATAAGAGCTTCTTCTACCAGAAACCCATGTCTTACCAAAACGGCCAGTGCCGGCAGAATATGTGTGTTCCTGACCAGCACCAGCATTACGTTCAACTTTAGTTACAGCATCGAGGAGTTTACCAATATCAACAGCATCAGTTCCTTCACCAAAGATTATAGAGAAGTATGATTCATCTCTCATAATCGTGGTAACACTCCATCTAACATATTTAATCGATCACTGTAAGTCCGTTGCGCATCTGCCATTCCTGGCGCCAATGCACGGTTTACAAGATCTTTATCCAAGTAAATTGGGTTGACTTGTCCTTGAGCAAGGAGGTCATTCCCAATAGCAGAGTTCTCAGTAAGCGTCGCCAATTTTTGGTCTACATTATTCAATCCCCGTACCACTTCGTCAATAGAATAACGATTAGAAGCAATACTACGGCTTGTAGGATTAAGCGACGAATAATTAATATTTGCACCAGTGAGTCCAAGATAACCAGATCCATTCCATGTATAACCATCAACATTAGACATATCCAAGACAGGGGTGATTACAGGAGAAAGCTCCATGTCATCGTCAAGGTATTCCGATGTTTCACCAAGAGCGTCTTGAATGTATTGTTGGACCTTACTCATGCTGTTATTAACAGCGTTAAAGGATCCTGTAGAACCTAAACCTGAAGCAAATTCAACGATAATAGCCCGACCAGATTTAGCCACTTGACGCCAACCTTCACCAGAGAAAGGCCCTTCTTTCGCTGGAGAGTGCGGGAATAAAGCCTGTACGGCGCCCATGATACGACCAACAGCGCCTTGAACAGAAGCCATCGCTCTAGAGCTTGCGATACCTCCGGCAAATGATTCAGAAATAGCAGCACCAGATCCTGATGCATCATATTTCATACCTTCACCAGCCGCTCTCGCAACATTAGCACCGGCACCATTCGCTTTACCGGTTCCACTATTTATAACAGTAGAGAAATCATCTATCGCTTTATGACCAGCTGGCTTACCATCAACTGTTTTCAGCCCCTCATTAGCACTATTGGCAACTTCTTTTGCAGATTGATGAATCTCCCCTTTAGAGGCTGCAATAATCTGACCTACTTTATGAAGCTCCTCTTGAGTCATAACTTTACCAGAGTTATAGTCAGAAATCAATTTATTTGCTTCTTCTTGACTGACACCTATTTTAGGAAGTACCTCAGAATACATACCGTCAATCGAAGTTAGGGCAGATCCTTTAATCTTACTGATATTGTCTTCCACTCTACCGGGCGCTGATTCAACAGGTCTCATGAAGTTATCCATGTGCATTTGAGCAACTGAAGAGAAATCGCCCTTAGCTAATTGGTCAAGCATAGCAGGCGGAATATTTCCAGATTTAAGCGCGGCCAATGCCAGAGTAGTATCTAAGCGTCCGCCCAAATATGTATCTAAGTTCGTAAATGCTTGAGTTACAAGACCGACATCGAAATTACCGTTCCCAGAAAGCCCTACTTCTACAGCGGCTTTAACCTCTTGTGCTCTCTGACCTGCCGCTTCGGCAGTCCCATCAAATCCAGACAAATATTGTTGCATTTGTTCCATTGACATGCCTGAGAAATCGCCCTCCGCCATTTTCTGGAGCATCTCTTGAGGGATCTGTCCAGATTTAAGAGCGGCCATAGCCTTAGTCATATCAAGTTTACCGCCAAGGTGCTCATTCAGCATATTGAATGCACTATTAAGTAAGCTCATGTCCCAATTACCGTCTCCACCAAGTCCTTGTTCAAGGGTTTTCTTGATATCGTCGGCATTTGCCTTAACTTCAGGTTTAGCCGTAAGTACGCCATTTGCATAGTCATACCCTGCTTTTTCAGCAATCTGTTTAACCTGCGCTTCAGACATACCCATTTCAACCATTTTGGAGAATAATTTACCAGCTTCGTTAGCGTCAATGGTTTTGTTCTTAAGACCTTGGATAAACTCATTAGCACCTTGAATACCTAATTGCGAACAGAACGTCTTAAAGTATTCAAGTCCATCTTTTGACTTAGCTGCGATATTCATAGCACCTTGGACTTCAGCGGTACCTAACCTATCCAACTGTTTAATTGCAGCATCAACACCACCTTTAGCGGCGAGTTCCGCATAGGTTTTAATACCATCAACACGGTCATGCAACCATTTTTCAAATCCTTGAGCGCCGCTTTGTAGACCCTCTTTAGCCTTTTCAAAGTATTTCCCAATAAAAGGTAATTGCCCGAAGGCATCTAGAATAAAGGAAAGCATCGAGGTTACAATCTCTATAAGTAGTGAGAATATAGATGCAAGTACATCTGTCACAGAAACAGCAATAAGATTACCATTATTACGTATCCATTGCGCGATCTGCTGAAAACCTAATAGTACAGAGTCAAGAATTCTAGTAATAAATCTAGGAATTGCTCCAATAACCATATCAACAGCAGCAGAAAGCATATCAACAAGGGCGCCAGCTATATCAACAGCAGCATTGCCAATACCAATAATAATACCTTTTACAAGCTCAACACCGATTTCAATAAACTTACCAATATTACCGCTAATACCACGAACTAGACCAACAACCACACCTTCTGCCATACCAGCGACAACTTCAGCGATATCACCAGATGACTTAGATGCCTCAGCAAAGAACTTACGGAAGTTTTCTCCGCCTTCTTTACCAAGACGTGATACGGTATCAATAAGTCGAGTAATAGCATCTATAATAGAAGCGATTCCTTGCAAGAAGTAACCGATACCAGCAGATGCAATACCGATAGCGCCACCGATCATAAGAAGAGATGTGCCAAGTGCTGTAAGTCCTGCGATAGCTTCAAAACCTCCGACCTTACCAAGTAAACCACCAATAGTGGCAATCGCACCAACAACTCCGACTAAGACAAGTGCTTGAGTTAAAATATGATCTACAGGTATCGTAGTTAACTCTTTCAGAGAATATACAGAAACCATCAATGCCCCGACAGTTGCAGCAAGACCGATTATACCTTCTTTCTTAATGTTCTGAGCGGCTTGTCCAATTTTAACAAAAGCATAAACCACACCGACAAGAGCAAGACAGGCACCAACAGTTTTAAGGAAGCTACCCTCCATCTTACTTAGAAGAAGAAGACCGGCAGAAGCAACTAGAACAGAACCTGAAAGTACTGCTAGGTTCTTGATACCTTCGTTTATTCCTTTATCGGCAATGTTATTCTTTTGAAGAACCATAGCTAGCGCGCCAAAGGCTGCTGTAACTACCGCCATAGCACCAAGGGCTTGGACAATAGCATCGGGGTTCTTCATCGAGCCAATATTCTGCGCTAAGCTACGCATCATATACAGCATTCCGGCAATACCACCGAACATAACAAGAGCGTTCTTAGTAAAGGATTGCTTAGTATTATCCAATTTACTAAATGCTAATGCAATACCACCGATAACAGCAAGCATGATAGCAACTGCCGCTCCGCCTTTCTTAAGAACCTCGGTATCAAGAGATCCGAGTTCGCTTACCGCTTTAGAAATACCCGCAACGGCTTTAGCCATGGTAATGAATGTAAGAACAGATGAGGTCTTAACATCTTTAAGGTTCTTAGCCATATAAAGAACCCCCATTATGCCTACCATGATAACACCTATAGAAGCAAGACCTTTCTTAAGAGAATCGGCATCCAAAGTACCAATATCTTTAACTACCTTAGCGACTTTCTTAATTGAATAAGCTAGACCAATAAAGGTTAGAATACCAATAGAGATTTTAGCAGAACCACCATCAAACCCTTTAGCGTTTCGTTGCATATGAGCCATTATAGCCATCAAACCACCCATTGCCACGAGGATAGCCCCGGCAGAAAGAAGACCTTTCTTAAGAGACTCCCCGTCCAGGCGACCTAGCAACATAACAGAGCCTGAGATCATAAGAATAGATCCTGCTACACCAAGCATACCAAGCATCATATCTTTTGCGCTTTGCACCTTACTTGGATCAAATTTCTTAGTTGTCATCGAAAGTGACAAGTAGAATACCTCAAATGCACCAAGAACTGCTACCAGTCCAAGGACACCTCGTTGAAGTTTATCCGCAGGGATCATTGACAATACCAGCAATGAACCTGTCAAAGCAGCAATAGCCAGGGCAAAAGATTTAATGTTTTGGAATTTAGCTTTAGCTTTAAAGCTACCAGTAATAGCTTTAAACATATTCGTAAGAGATCCTGTTACGGAGTTAGCACCTTCAAACAGACCTTTACCGAATTCACGGAACATGTCTTTAATGCCGAGTACCTTCTTACGAGTATTCCAAAGCACAATAATCGCCGCGGCTAATGTAAGAATCTTACCAACTGCCGCAGAGTCTGCCTTGTTGAATGGCGCTAATACCGCACTGAATGCCTCACCAAGAAGTTTGGCCATGTCGCCGATACTAGCAAAGACACCTTTACTCTTTTCATGGACACGGTCTACGCTATCGCCCAAACGATTCATTCCGGCTTCGGCTTCTTTCATCTTACGATCTCCAAAGTCAGCCTCTGTAAGTTCATCGGCAGATACACCGGTAACTTTGAACAGATCTTTAAAGCCTTCCCAAATCTTCTTAAGGACTTTCCCAATCTCTTCAAGGGCTTTCTTAACACCCTTACTTACAGAATCGACAACCTCTCCAAAGTTCTTAAATGAGAAATTGGTGTCTTTAAAGCTTGATCCGATTGATGAAGCGAATTGTTTAATTAGATCCCATAGTCCAGTTAAAGTATGTTGTACACTAGACGGTAGGCTTGAAAAGAATCCTTTAAACCATGGGCCGAATGTACTAGAAATCCAGCTCATAGCCGAGCTAAATCCGTTCTTGATACCTGCTCCAATTTTAGAGAAAGTATCACCTGATACGACATTAGCTAAGCCATGCCAAAAACCATGGAACCAGCCCTTAAATGTTTCTAGGGTTGTCTTAAAGTTACTGAAGTCAATCTTAGATTTACCCATTTCTTTACGAATGGTATTAAAGGCTTCGCCGATAACGCCTGCCCCTAATCCTAGGCCACCAAATATAGATTTAACAGCACCTAGCTCGCCAACCCACTTACGAAATCCGTCAATAGATTTAACGATACCAGGAACAATACCTTCGGAGAAGTTAGCAGTAAGCGCTTTACCAGCGTCACTAAAGACTTTACCAGCACCACCGAAGTTAATCTTACCAAAGCTAATCTTAGAGATCTTAGAATTAAACCATTCAAACGCCTTACCGACACTATCCACAACTGGTTTAAGGAAAGACAACGAGAATTTAACTTTGTCTAATTTATCAGCGTACTCTCCAAGAGTAGGCCAGTGTTTACGAACAATATCACCAAAGGCCTTAAGAGAAAATGTAGAGTTTTCTAACCATTTTGAAAGTCCTTGAGTGCCGCTCTTGATTGCGCCAAAAGGATTAGACGCAAAGGCTGCGAAACCTTTCTTAAGTCCTGACATATCAGGCATAGAGAACTTAAAGTTCTTAAACATGTCGCGAATGCCAGGCGGAATCAAGTATTCCCACTTAACAGCTTCACGGAACTGCTTCCAGGTTGTAATCTGGCGATTAAGAACTTGATCCATAGCTCCGTTAAGGCTATTCCAGAACGTTCTATGACTTGTGATAGTCCGTCGGTAGTTGTTACGTAGGCTGTTATAGAAACCTGAAAGGTGTGTTCTTAGTTTGTGACCAAACTGACCAGCCCAAGAATCCATACGACCAGTTGCATCATTGAAATGCGAGAATCCGACAATGAACTTACCTAAAGCTTTACCAAAGATAGGGAATCGCTGTACAGCATTACCTACCCAGAATGACCACTCATTGAATTTCTTACCGTTATCACCAAGTGCATGACCCAAAGTCTTAAACGGATTAGCAATCTTAGAGAAAAATCCGTGTAATTCTTGCTTAAGGTGTCCAATAGCCGGTGTAAGAACTTTGACTACTTCCCAGAATTTCTTAAGCCAATCCATGACTTTTGCAACGCCACCAGGAAGTTTATCAAATGCAGCAGACCACTTCTCAGAGAAGTTAGCTAAGCCGTTATGTACTGCATCCCAGAACTTATTAATAGCGTTTCCTACGAAACTAAATACTTTACCGATCTTGCTGAAGTTTATTAGTTTACTAATAAATACTTCAAAGGCACGAATAGTTGTCCATAGGGCTTTCGCTATCATACCAACGATCAGAATAAAGTCCTTGATCATATGGTTCGGAATGAGTGTTGCGATAAGTTTCATCTTAGCGCCTACTTCAGTACCGATCCATTTAAGACCTTGGAAGACTGCGATAAAGATGTGTTGGAATGCATGAAGTTCGGCACTTCCTAGTCTCAATTTTTCAGAAAGTTTTCCAATAATATCAACTAGTTTTTGTCCAACTACAGTACTTACGTTTCCACCAAATACATGAGTGAAAGCGCCACCGATAGATTTAAATACGCCACCGATAGATCCAAATACCGAATCCATAAGGCCCATTATTTTGTCTCGTCCGCCTAAAGACACGAATGCTTTCGCAAACTCGTTAGCCTTGTCAGCAGTTGCACTCAAAGCATTGGCGGCGGCATTACCCCATTTAGTCCAGAATGCAGTAAGCTCATCACTACCTGCCTGACCAAATAAGGTTTCCCATACACGAGCCCATCCAGATGTTACTTGGTCTGCAACAGCCTCTGCCGCTTCACCAAAGGTATGGAAGTCAGAAGCCATCTTCTTCAAAGTTTCATCGTTAGCAAGCTGTTCAAGGGATTTAATTAAGACCTCATTAGTCAACCAGCCGTCTTTAAGAGACCCCCGGAATCCTTCAGATAAGTCAACGTTTTGTCCTAAAGCCTTAGCAGTTTCGACCAAGATATCTTTAAACCGTTTAGTTGCCATACCGGCGTTTTCAACAGACATCCAGTTCTGAGTATTCATCATACCCATTTGCAATGCTTGTTGTACCCCGAATTGGAGTGAGCGGTTAAATCCATCTGTACTTGCACCAGCAGAAGCGGCCAGGTTACCCCAACCTTTCAATGCGGTAGTGGCATCATCTAGACCCACCCCGGCATTTACGAACTGAGCAAGTGAGTTGTGCATTTGCTTAACTGAGTATTTGGTTGTTTCCGCATACTTTTGCAACTCGTCAAGGGATCCAGTAATATGACCCATCTCAGATTTACCCAATGCAGCAACCAACATGTTTACTGAGTTAACCTTGTCTTCAAACTGACCAAATCCGGCTTTAAGCGGAGCGATTGTGTGAAGTATCTTACCCGCAAAGTTCTTTGCCATAGACAAGCCGGCCATTGTAGCATTAGCCGCAATATTACCCAAGGCAATAGATGCTACCGATTGTAGCATGCTAAATTTACCGCTGGTCTGTTGTACAGAGGTATCAATGGATTGAATAGCCTCAGACGCTTGCTTACCACCTAACGTTATAGGAGAAACAAAGTTTAAGACACCAGATGCAAATTTACTAAAGGTTCCTGTCGCACTACCAACAGCAGATCCGATTTTATTAAAGGCGCCCATATACATATCCCCTAGTTTAGGGGCAGAGCCCATTAATTCGGTAAGGGAGCGACCTAGAGATTTAGTGGCTTTCTCGGTATTTGCAAAGCTAGATTTACCATCAACTTTTGCAAGGGATTTATCTAAGTCTTCAAGAGACGATAAGGACTCTTTAAGACCTGTCTTGAACTGTTCATTATCAATACCGAGCTTAATAAGACGTTCTTCAATTATTTGTCTACTCAATTACTTTTTCCACCTCCCTCAATATCTCATCTGCAATAGAATCTACAATAGGAGTAACAAAGTTATTAGCAGGAACATATCCACCAGTACCAGTACCGTGGCCATTAACAATAAGTACAACAAGAGGGGTACCATCTTTAATCTTCTTAGAGTTAGAATAGTATAAACTTAAACCATTTTGAGATTTTTCAACCTCCATACCCCAAGAAGAAGCTGTTGACCCTGATCGTTTAGGAGTAGCAGAAATCAGCCGGCTCAATCCACTCCGTCCACGAGATTGTAAAGCATGTCGAACTGAATCCATGTTTTCGGCTTTCTTAGCCATTGTAGACAACCCAGTTTTCTTCTTAATTGTCTGCACCTTTATTCGCATTTCGTTCACGCTCCTCTCGCATCTTACGAATTTTCTCTTGCCGTTCATTGTTAATACGATCATAGTCATCCAATATTTGACTCGTAGATTTCTTCTTCTTAGGTGCATTGAATTCACCGATGACACCTAAAAGAGTTAAGAGTCTATGAATGTTCCAAGTATCGCATTCGAATGGAACCCTCGCATTGGCCATATAAGCATATATAACCTCTGACGTCATAACCATTCCATTATTACTTGGTTTCTCCACTGGATTGATAACTGTAGCTGTTGGCTTATCCTCCAGATACATTGAAACCTGTTCAATTACATCTGGCGTTAAATCCGAGTAGCTTATATCCTCTTGACACATTATTAAGAAATAGTCAAAGAGCTCAGCAGTGGTCTTTTCCTCTCGAGTTAAAAAAGGCTTGCGATATAATGTCTCCCACTCCGCAACAGTTTTTAAACTATGCTCGAAATGTAAACGGCGACCTGGTATAGTTATGAATTGATACGTGTCCTCATTATAATATTCCCGATCGGGTGTATCAATAACTAACATATATACCTCGCTATCAAATAAAAATAAAAGAGGGGTGTAAATTTACCCCTCAATTATCTTATTTCTTGAGTTTAGAAACTGATTCCGGAACAGTTCCTTTGTTTGGATCACCTACAAGGGCGCTAAAGAACTTAGAAGTTTCTTTACCATCTGCAGATACTGCGTCCGTAATCATATCGATGAATAGTTCAGAGTATGCTTCAGAGTTAGCAAAGTCTTCTTGAAGTTTCTTGTCTTTACGGAAAGTACGACCATCTTCAGAACGTTCACCATAAGCCATCTTAAGAATAGATTCAACAAAGTCGAAGATCTCATCGACGTCTTCACGGCTCATCATTTCTTTGATATAGTCGTCCCAATCCTTTTTAGCACGACCCATGATACGAATAATTTCGTCTTTACGTAAGTGGAACCAAAGTTCCTCTGTTACTGGTTCCCCAGTGAGTAAGTTGTTATAAGTTACTGTTTTAGAAATCATCTCTATACTCCTTTAATGTAGATTTATATTTCATTTTGAATTTTTGACGCCAACACGAACCTTAGTTGTCCAACCCCTATCCCACGTCATTAAATTCTAATTACCCAGCGACAAGACCGAGAGTGGTGAACACTTCTTCTGGTGTTGGAAGAGTTGGTTCAGAATCAGCAGAACCATAAATTTTCTTCTCAAGCTCAGCAAGTTTGTCTTTGTCAACCAAAGTGCTGTTGATTTCAACGTGCGCAGTTGGTTTCATGCCTGGTACTGGTGTTGGTACTGTATCGAAGTCCCAAGAGAACTCAAGAGCGTCTGGGCTTTCATTTACAGTTTGGTATTCTTTACTTGATACACCAGCAGATGCTGAGTAAACAAGGTGAAGAATGTAACCGTGGTCCAAACCTTCAGTATCGTTACCGATACCAGTACGGTATGAAAGACCGAAGTCAGAACGAGCTTGACCAGAAACAGTCACACCAGCAAGTTCTTTCTTACCACCAGCTCCGTTTGTAATAGGGCTACGTTTACCTTGACATTTATTCCATTCTTGTGGATAAGTGTAGGCTGAGATTTGACCTTTGAAGCGTTCGTCTGAGCGCAAGTTAAGGTATTTCTTGTTGTTAGCGTATTTAGCAGTAGATTCTGCACCTTCTGGTGATTCTGAGACTTTAGTCAAACCGTCCCAAGCAACACCTTTTTCGTAGCTACCATCACTTTTCTTAAGGAAAAGAACACCGTTATCAACACCGTATTCGTATAAGCGTTTAGTATCCTGATCCCAAACCAATTTTGTCATTTAAAATTTCCTCCAAATATTAAGCTTCTGAGAATTCACCAAATGCATTAATGCGTTCGCCGTTCTCAACATTACCACAAGCAACATAACGTCGCTTACCACTAGTTGCACCGATGTAAGACAACCAACGATATCCGTCAGCATCCATCCACTGATCGTAAATGAATGTTTGTCCAGGTGTGTAAACTTCTACGATCTCAGCAGTAACATGTGGCTCAGTACGGACATTAAGTCCAGCTACCATTACTGTAAATTTCGCAGTTTCTTCGTTTACAACAACCTCGTCTGCAGGAGTCTCTGGTTGAGGTGCGATGACAGGGTCACCTTGAGGAAGACCAGTATATGGAGGATAGAACCATCCAACAATACCATCAAAGTTACGTTCATTGTATCGTGCAGGGCCACCAACGTATAATGAATCAGCATTACCGTCAATGTTTTGCTCGATAGTTTTGATTGTGTAACCATCTGAGTCCTCAATAACAATACCTGTGTGACCATAAGGATGACCATACAGATAAGTAGTGTCCATGACAAAGATCGCACCGGCTCTAGGATTTACTCCCACGGCATCGTATACAACTTCATACCCCAAACTTGCCGCAGAATCCAATAGGTCAATAGCATTACCCCATAGAATTTTACCGAAGTAAATTTGAGAAATACTATTTGGTAAGTCTACGCATTGAGTTCCATAAGAACCGTCAGCATCAGTACCTACCCCTTGATCCGCCAAAGAACGGGCATAATTAACAACCTCTTCTACTGTAGCCAAATCGACATTCCTTTCTAAACATAAACCACAAATACTTTGTGATATAACCCATTAACCTTATACTCAGACCTAAAAGCAGAATACATAAACGTATTCGAGATCTTCATAAATATTTCATCCGACTCATTCTTAGACATATAAACCACCTTATACCCCATGTTAGACATATACGGCTTGTTATTTGCCTTACGAACATCAAAGTCTTCCCTAGTAACAACGCAAGCTGGAAACTTAAGTGTAACATCATCGGGAGGAGTGAAATAAATATTCGGACAGATCTCTCGCTTTAGAACTTCGAGAAATTCCTTTCTTGTCTTAAACCCCATAGTTCAATACCTCACATTTGAATTATACAATTATAATTGCTCTTCCGTATGTTCGGCAACTGTAGTTGATAGAGTCTTAACAAGATCGGTATACTTCGTTCCATCCCAGACCTGAATAATTCCATCTTTCAGAACCAATGTGTTCTTTTGAAGTTCACTAGTTTCTTCTGGTGGGGTCATCAACACACCTAAATGATCAAATGCGTCAATTTTTAATTCATTTTGAGATTTTCGAGAAGTTTCATTCACCCGCTGTTCTAACTCCGACTTAAGCTCTGACAATTCGAGATCTTCTACTGTTAACGCAACTCGAGGAGGGTAAGGTCTAATCGTCCCTACTTTATAAAACGAGCCCATATAAAGAATGTGGCTAATTCTATTCACTCTATCAGATGCATCATTAGGCAAAAGAACATCGAACTTAAGTTTCGACTTAGTATTCTGGTTAACTGAGTCACTATCCTCAATCATAAATGATTTAGTAGATATTCTAGCAATTAACAAAGGGGATACCGTATAGGTATAACGATGATCCCCAATTTCAACTTCTTCTGTCTCTTTGGAACGGAAGATAAGTCTAATTCCAGCTTTTGTCATTTCGTTACCTTCCTAACTTTCAAAGACTATTCAGCTTTTTTAGGTTTCTTTTGTTTTGGAGTTGTTTCGATATCACCGAGTTTCTTTTCTTCCTCAGTCATAGCAACTCCGTTAACTGCAGCGTCATAATCTACAGCCTTAGCACCTACACCTTTGAATTCAGTTGGGTCTGTTTGTACAGTCCAAGTTGGTTTAGTCTTAAGACCAGTAGAATCGAAGTTAACAGCAGTTTCTTCAACTTCGCCCTTAGTTGTTACAGTAACGACGATGAATGATTTAGGCGTACGAATAGCACCAGATAGGCGAGCATGCATCAAGTATTTATGTTGCATGAAGTCGATATCAAAGCTATCAAATGTAGCGATTTCACCGTTCTTAGACATACCGAATTGATAGTCTACAAGGTTACCGATGATGAATGTTCCTTGAGGAAGTGCACGGTATTCGATAACTTCATCACACATGAAGTATGCTGCGATATTTGCATTACCAGGTACTTGGTTGTTGTCCATAGATGGAGCATACAAGTAACGACCGTTCTTGTCTTTAAGAGTCTTCAACTTAGCCAAGTCAAATGGGTTGATATAAAGGCATGGTTTACCAGAACCTTGGTATGCAGGAAATGCTTTACTGATTACTTCATCAACAGCAGTTTCAAATGAAGCAGCAGTTACTTTAATTGTGAACAATGGATCATCTTTAATGATAGGGCGAATATGTTTTTCGCTGATCTTTTCAGGGTTACGTTTACCGTCAGCAAGTGTCAATGGGCGTCCGTCAGACAAGAAAGCCGCTTTAACGATTTCTTCTTTGAACTTAGCCATTTGAACTTGTTGAATAAAGTTAACAGCAGCGAATCCACCATCTTGCAAGTCGATCAAGTCATCATGGTCGATTGTTTCACGACGGTGAACAGATCCCGGAGTAGTTTCACGGAAGTAAACTTCTTCGATAGAGTCAAGAGTTTGGTTACCTTTGATGTATCCACGAGCGCGAGCTTCGTCTTCTGTAAGGTTAGCAAACATGTTCTTAACGCGAGGAAGTGGAGACTTACCGAATTGCCCCATGATCTTGTCGATGTTAAGTGAGCCTGGGTTGTAGACATTGATTCCACCGTTAGTAGCAGGTTGTGGGAACAATGTTTCCATACCTACCAAACCGTGTTGAAGTGAGTCTTCACCTAGAACGTCGTTAGCACGAAGTACGCCTGCGAATGAAGTTGCGTTTCCTTGAATCGCGCTTTGTAGTAAAGTATCCAATTCTGCTTCAGATACAGCAGTATTAGTAGTCCCTTGGAATTGATTGTGTTTCAAAACTTCTTCTCCTTCGAAAATAGAATGTGATACTGTATCACCAGCATCTGCATTAGATTCTACAGCGACTTCATTGTCTTCTGTAGCTCCGTCAACAGTTTCGGTTGCGACTTCTTCGTCCAAACCGTTAACTTCTAACTCATTTTGAGTTTTTTCAGTTTCTTCTGCTTCTTCAGCTTCTTCAGCTTGCAAAGCGGCATCAACATCAGCTAGAACGCCACCGAGGAGAGTTTCAACCTCTTCATCAGTTAGACCTTCTAACAGTTCCTCATATGTACGAGACATGTGTCCCTCCTTTTTATCTTCTAACTCATCTTCAGTATCTGAATGAATGAGTTCCTGCGTGATACCAGTATGAATGGTAGCACGGTCGCTTTCGTACTCTTCAGTCCCGTATGCGCTATGAAGCATTACATGTTCAATCAGCGCTCCAGGGTTGGCACCTTTAAGAACTAGACTTACTTCATAGATTTCCCCATGAATAACGTCGTTTCCGTTCTTGCGGATACCACGAGCCCCAATAGACATAGCATTTAAATCACCATGTTGTAAAAGGACTCGAGTGTCTTGAGCATGTTCTGTATCATTAAGATACCCATACCCATAAACACCCTGGTCACGATGCTGAAGAATCATGTACCCCAACACGTTTGAGGGACTGGAGTAATCATGTTGCCATACGATAGGAACTTGAGCGCCATCACTTTGTGCGAATGCGTCATGACGAATCGTAACGCCATCGCTACATCGGATATCGTTCTTCGTTACCCATCCGGCGAAATCAGCCTTCTTTTGCAACTAGAAAACCTCCATAAAATTTTTATACATCCAAGAGACGTCCGTACTCATCTACCGGATTTCCGTCCGCATCGACATACCCACCTTGGCCATCGTTGTAGATTTCAGGATACCCCTGGGTTGTACCATTAGGATCACCAATACCCATTAGGTCCATACCAGTAGAAATGTTCTTATTAAAGAGCATATCTGCGATACGACTTGGGTGAGGTGCTCGACCTAGCATTGCACGGATTTCATTCGAAGTAAATATTGCATTCCGAGCAAAGAGATCTGCCGCAGTACCTAGTTGTTCAACTGGTAACATACGGAATGGGTCACGATAATACTGAATTACCTGACCTTGCGTTCTAGCAGTCTTGGTTAAGAACGTTCTGTTAAGACCATCAACAATAGTCTGTAGAACAGGGTCTACTGCACGATGGTAATAAAGATTAAGTTCCGCTTGCCCCGCAGTACCATCAAGAATCTTAGAAGAAATACCAACTTGGTTATAGTAATCCTGTTGTAACTTACGTAAGTCGTCAACAAGGTTGTTCATGATATTACCACCGGTGTGAATGAATTTTTCATTCGCATCCAAGGTAGCGATACCGAACTGACTATTAGCTAGCTCTTCTTCGAGTTTCTTTTTACGGTCTTGCGCTAAAGCCTGCCTATGTTCACTCTTAGTAGCGTATGGTACTTGAATGAAACCATTCAAACGACCTGCCACAATCGCCTTGTCTTGAGAGTACATAAGATCCATCTTCTGCTCTATCAATCGTAGAGTAGCGTTCTGGTCTTTAAGTAGCCCAATCAAAGGAGATTCTAAGATAACCACAGATTGCTTAGATAAAGTTAGGTCTTGTTCTAAACCATTTTGATCATTATAGACCCTAACCCGAACAGCTCGAGGATACCATTGCATGATCTTACCTACTCGCATAGATAGGACATCATAAGATCCTTCATCATTCGGTTTTGTAGTCGTATCAACGGGGACAATCGCTACAGTACCCTCTTCCAATAGCGACCAGGCCAAATCGTAAATAAATGCACGACCAGTTTGGTCAATATTAGCAGACAGTGTTAAGCAATCGATCAAACCTGACTCTACGGGGGTTTGATTACCGTCTTCTTCATTGATCTTTAAATGTTTAAAGTCGACCATTGCGACGTCAAGAGCGATCATAGAGATAATACTATTCACCAAATCTTGACGTTTGAAATTGTAACCACGAAGCGCACTTGTCGATCGTCCCCAACCAGAGCCGGAAACTAATGACTCATCATAGTCGAGCCCGTTACGGGTTGACATGAATGCGTTCCATGATCCTAAGGGGTTATTTACCATCCTACAAGAATGCCTCCTTATTACGTTTATAGGCAACCCAAGCATCCATCAAAGCGGCAACGTTATCGATCTTTTCATTGCTTCGCATTTTGGAAAGTTTGTAGTTACCGTTATTGTCTTGAATTACAACAGCATTACCCATTGCGTATTTCATAAGTTCCTCGAAGAAAATAAGGTCGCGAGATGTCGCCATGTTCTTAATTTCACCTAGAGGAACAGACTCAGTTCTAACACCTTGTCGTACGACTTCGACACCGACGTCCCCATTCTCCATAGTCCAACGATCAACAAATTCGGCAGCATTATATGGGTCGTATCCGAATGAGATAACAGACCATTCCATCTCGTCGATGTACCGCTCAACATCATCATATACTTGTTCCCAGTCAAGATAGTTACCGGGTAGTATAATCAATGTCCCTTCAGCTTGAAGCTGATCGTATTTTTGTTGCGCTGCAGAGTTAAGACGTAAGTATTTAACTTCCGAAACGTATGACCTTGTTTGTACACCGTATCTACCTCTACCAAGAGGTATGATCCAAGTGAATGCCCAGAAGTCATCACCTTGAGAAGCATCCATACCCATTGAAACTTCCATATGTCTGAAGTTCTGCCTTCGATGAAGTTCTGTTTCTTCGAAAGTAAAGAAGTATGTTGTCCCTTCCACAGGTATACCAAACCGTTTAGCCAGGATATCGTTCCTGTTCGCAGGAGAGTGTTCGGCCCGTCTAACATCACGTTGGTAAGCTTCATAAGAAACTGTAATACCAATGTTTGGACAAGCCTTCATCCACATGTCGGGATTGGCCACCTCTGCAAGATCATCTAAACGATAATACCAGATAGAGGTATGTGGGTCGTAGTACTGACCACGAAGGATATCAAGAAGCTCTTTCTTAATAGCATCCCCTACCGAGTCACGAACTGTACCTTCAGAGGATACGGCTAAGATAATGTAGTCGTCAATACCGTCTTTAGAAGCAGATTGCTCCAAGGCACCGATAATATCCTCTTTGATATCACCAGAAAGCCACTCATCGACACTAGCATACTTGGCACGAGATCCTTGAAGTTTGCTACGAGTCATAGGTTTAACCTGTAGTATAGAGTTTGTTAGTTTATTAACAATACCGTCTTTCGTAACAGCAAGTTGTGCTTGCGACTTTTGAGTACGAGCCTTATTAGAACCTTTAGTAAGAACTCTAAACAAAGGGAACCCTTCAGTCGAGCTGGCCGCTTTAGTTATAGCTGTAGCAAATGGGTATAGTACCTCCTCTGCCTGAGCCATAGTAGGAGCGGTTGTTACTTGTTGAGTGGAGTTCGTGTCGATTACCAAACCATAGGCATGGTGTAATGTTGCATATAGAGACTTGGCGTTACCCCGGGCGACGATCAGGTATTGCTTATTTCTAAGTCTGCGCTTATGTTTAACTATTTTGAATTTTCCGGTCTGCGGGTCATAAACCTTCTCTTCCTTGATCTCAAACCAAGCTAGTAGGTCTTCAGCCCAAAGGCGGAAAGTAGGCAATAGGGTTAACGGTCGGCCATCAACTAGGGTCATCTCATTCTCACAGAAGTCAATAAACCCTTGGATAGCGTCGCTATCGTAATAATAATTTGGGTTGGCGATATCCGCATCGATTCGGTTCATCTGCATCGAGACCTCGCGACATACAGGAATCTCACCGCGTATTACAGCGTCTCTAAATCTACCGTACTCGACAGGAACCGCAGTGTTGCTAAATACCACTAGTTATTCCTTTTCCTTAAAGGTATTATTTACGTCTATTCTTAACGTCTTTGGCATGTGCCGCGGCCATATCTTTAGCATGTTTACGACGTGCTTCAAGAATCTGAGCGACTTTTGTAGAAACTTTTGCATTACGCATATAAGCATCGTGATATTTTTGTTCGGCTGGATCTAAAGTTTTACCATTTCGAACACCACTTTTGATCTTCTTGATGTTATCTTCCATATTCCGATCAACCGTTTGCTTATCACGTAAAGCATCTTTAACATGTTCGTCAATCGCTTTTTTATCAGCAGCATACGCGAGATCTTCAGTAAGAGCTTCTGAAGCCTCAGCAAGCGGATTCTTACGTTTTTTCCACTTCATACCTTTCTTGCCGTAGTGTTGAAGTAGATCTTCATTTGACGGTACATAAACGCCATTAATAATTTCACCCATCTTATTTATCTCCATTCATTTGATCTTTGGTTTGAGCTAAACGCAAATCTTTTGTCTTCCGAATACTTTCAGGTATATAAACATCAACACCGTGAATGTTAACGGATTGCGTGAAGTTCGTCATAGTAATAGGTACATCTTTAAAGGCCTTAGCCCACTCCTGCCGTACTTTGAATTCTTCTATAGCTTTCTTGACAGCATCTTTGTTGCTCTTATCGATCTTTCGAGTTACAACAGATGATGGTACTTTACTATAAACATCAATACCAGCAGAAATAGCTTTACCAATAAACTTAAGTCGAGCCTGTTGTTTCTTTTTAAGCGCTTCTGCTCGAGCTTTACCTGGAGCTTCTGCTAACTCTTTAAGCTTACGTTCAGACTCAATTCTAGCAATTTTGGCTTTTAAAGCTTTAGTCGATACTTTATCTCTATGACGATAAAGATTAATGACTTCTAGCTCTCGTTGATACTCATCAACTGGCATACTCTTTTTACGCTTAGCCACAGCCTTAGCAACCGCCGTTTGTTTGCTAGATTTACGACGTCTACCACCTATACTACCGCGAACGGAACCAAAGATATGGTGATACCACTTCTGTCCCTTTCGACCATAATGAAGTAGTACGTCATCGGATGTCTTTGTTGACATATTCTACCTCCCAACGAGCTCGAGTAAGATTTTCATCACGAGCTTCTTTTAGTGCCGTAAGGACCGATGCTTGTGGAGGGTCATAAGAAATCATGACACTTATACCGACAAACGTCTTAGCAAAAGACATATTATCAAGCCGTCGTTTTATACCTTCATCCAGATCATCGATATGCCCATAGAAAAAGTCGCTCCACGTAAGATCAGGATTAGTAACAACACTACAAGTATGCCCTATACCGTTTTGTACAAGAATACCTAAGGCAGTATCGATAGCCAAACCTATCTGAGTTTTAACAACTTTGTTGGACTCGGGATCGGAATCATGTAATACACCGACGAAGTTGAGAACGTCTTCATAGATTGTGTTCATTCATTTCATCCTTACCATAGTTTTGTATCACCCGGTTTACGCTCCACCCATTCTTGATACTCCTTCTGATCGTAGTGGATTCGTTTGTGGGTATAATCAGAGACCGTGATAAGTCCGTCAGGATCGAAACAATTCTCGGTCAGATTCTCAATGTCTTCTCTCGTTAAAGGATTCATATGGTGAACAGTGATCACACCGTCAACATAAAGTCCTCTTACCCCAAGGTCCTGTCCAAGATCTCGACGAATGATTTCATTTCGACAGTTAAGCCAGGCTCTTGATTTATAGAAAGGATTAGAGATGTCTCTTGGTGCTTCATGTTGAATTCCACGAAGTCTAAGATACTCTAACCGTTCCGTATAAGATTCGAGTTTAGACATTTCTTTGTAGGACAATCTATTGCTCATAGAAAGTCCCCTCAATAACATCAGATGGTTTACCAGCATAACCTTGGAACGCTTTGTGCGCTTCCTTGAAGTCAAGTTCAGCTTGTTGGTCACTACGAATCAAATCGATACGTGCTTGCAATAGCTCTGCTTGCAGTTCAAGTTGTTTGCGCTCAAGACGAGCTTTAGGGCTTGCTTGGTTTAACCAGTATACGATCTCCGAAGCCGAAGCAGTTCCTTCCTGAAGACGCTTTTCAGATAGCTCCATCGCAAGTGCCATCATTTGCATTTCACGCTGTTCAGGCGAACGTGCAGGTTTATAGGCCCGTTGAGGAGTATCATAATTAGCAACTTCATTTGTCATAACTATTCAGCCTCTTCCTTTTGTTTCTTAGGTTTAGTAGTATCTGGCTCGATGATGTATGGACGGTTCATCACATAACCTTCTTCAGTTTTAACCCATTCAGAGCCAACTTCAAGAACGATTAGGCGTTCGCCATTATCTGCCAGTCGAACAACATTGTCTTCAGACTGTTGTGGTGTCTGTCGAATGTAAACTCCAGCAGGGGCCACAACTTTGTATGTAGTTTTACTAGTTGCCACTTGACTTTTCCTTTCTTTGTTAGTGTTGACGAATCCTTTCTTGTGCTTTTGGACTCAAATAGACCGACTTTAAGTTAGTTTTACAAGCAACCAAAGTCCTGTCTAAGGTACCTATAGACTAAGACTATACGGAAAAGGAGCCAAACACGTATAGCCTCAGAAACCGATCTTAATATCGGCCTGTTAGAATCCAAAACCATTTTGAAAAAAATCGCAACGGGGGAATT